CCCAAAATAGTAAAGCTCCCGAGAGCAATACCAACTACGAGCTGAGCTCTTTCCATTACTTAGCGCCTACGCCTAATTGCTTCTCCGACGGTTGCAACGCTTTTAGTAGTGGCCCGATTAGCCCGGCGATAAACGCGTTAGCCAATACTTTATAGTCGGTGATGCCTGACATATACAAAGCCGCTACGGATGCGAGGGATGCTCGTCCGTATGATTTTGCCGCCGCTATTGCTTGCTCTTTCATTTGTTGCTCCTAAACGCCCTTTAGGGTTTGTATTACTCTAAACCTAAACTAGCGATTAAGGCTTTAGCCTTGGCCGGTGAAATCTCTATCTCGAAATGCATATCGTCCGGCCTTGTCTTAAAGTCGCCGCCCCACTTAAGGCCGTACTTTTTAGCAAGGGCTCTCAGCATTGGAATTTTCTCAGCCGGGAAAGTGCCGGCCTTACCTAGTGGGTGCTTTGTCGCATTTAGATCGATAGCGGTCCCGGATGAGTGACACGATAATTTTGTGGGATTACCGCGCACCATACGGTAAGCGTAGCCCCAATCGTCAAACGTGCCCTCATCGATCGGCTCGATTAGCTCGTGAAATTCAGCCGCGAAAGCTGCGAGTAGTGGCCCCACACTCTCAGCGCATCGCAGCTTACGATCCGTACCTTTTACGAGGTAGGACTTTATTTTAATTGCTTCCGGATCTTTAGATGCCGGGTAGCCGTTATAGCTAGTCTCCATTAAAGGCCAAGCGCTTTTAGATCATCCGCCGTTAAGCCTAGCGCCTCGAGTTTAGCTTGTGCGGCGGCTTTAGCATTTTCTGCATTGATTAGGCTTTGTGCGTGATTAGCCGCTAGCTGATTTAGAGCGCTATTTATTTCGTCCTGTGTTGGATGCTTTTGATCTAACGGTGCAAAAAACTCAAGCGTAGTTAGATCATCGGCAACAATTCTGAATTGCGCGTTAGGAATTAAAAATAAAATAGCATCTGAAATTGTAAAGTTATTCATTAAGCACCTATTTCTAATAATGTTATTACAGAAACCGCTGAGTTAGTTTGAGCTGTGGCTGTATCGGTAGAATTTGTGCCGCGCATTTGTGTTTTATATGTTGTTGCTGACGTAGTTGCCGGACTATCCAAATAAACCAAACTTTTGATGTCGAGGGCTTCGCGTGCACCGCTTGTAGGGCTCTCAAAATAATGAATTTCGTATGCGCCCGGATTTGGATTATAAATATCGGTTGCGCCTCTAAGCAATTTAACTGCTGCACCGGTTGCCACCGCTGATGAATTGTTTGATCGAAATGTCTGATTAATCATAACTAAAATTTTTGACGTTGCCGAAGTTGGCGTAATTGATAGAGTCAAACCTGTGTCACCGTATGTCGCCCCAGTTACCGCCGTTGCGGTTGAATAAGTTGCTGAAACAACCTGCAAAACTTTGCCACCGCCTGCGGCCGCAGCCCATTTTAATCCTGTTGCCTCGGCCGAGTCCGCCGTTAATACGGTGCCGTTAGCTCCGACCGCTAAACGTGCAAAAGTGTCTGCACCTGTACCGGGTACTAAATCACCTTTAGCATCGATAGCCGTGGCCATTGAGTTAGTAACGGTCACGGTACCCGAGGTACCTCCGCCGCTAATACCTGTACCTGCGGTTACTCCAGTAATGTCACCGGCTGCATCTGTTACCCAAACAAAGTCCATATCGGTATTAGAGTTTTTGCTTAATACCTGTCCTGTAGTGCCGCCCTTAAGATCGAGTAAACTCGCATCGATGGAGTCGCCTAAGGCTTCGATCGCCGTCGCTCCATCTTTCACGAGGTCGGTCGATGTAGGTACCGGCCAATTAAAATTAGGCGTTACTGTTGCCATTATGTCAAACCTCCAAAAGCATTTTCCCAGATGAGTGTAGCGTTTACACCCGTCCAAACTAGGTTAGCCGGGCTAACCGTGTCCCATTGTGGCGCCACTAATGAGAAATCTGTAGGGCTTAGCGTGAGCGTTAGGTCCACAAACTGAGGCGTAGCCCGTATAGCAAAGCCCTCTAAAAAGCCGTTAAACGATCCGTTAAACATATTGATCGGTAGATCGTTAATAACAATAGGCTCGCCAAAAAATACATCGATGAGCTTATTACGCTCTGCATCGGGTAGGTCGCCGCTATCTAGTCTAAAGGTAATCGCCTGTAGCTGCTCTCGAGGGATAGCACGTAGGCCTAACTCACGATCCATTACATCGTTTACATCGCTTAGGTTATGCAGGTTGCTATTTACCGCTCGCTGATAACGACCATAGTTAGCGATGGAGTCCGCATCAAGGGCCGTAGCTTGATTATTGTAATTATTGCCATAGTTAAATACAAGGGAGTTACGGATCTTGCCTATTTGTAGGATTGATTTAACGCTAGATGGAGTAGCGTAGTTAGCCGATAAAGTCGTATATCCGTTAGCCGATAAGTAAGCCGTACGATGGTCGGCATCGGCATAACAAACGCGGCCGGCTTTATCCTCGTAAATTTGTCCTAGCGCGCTTTGTGCAATTTGAGCGCAGAGGTTATAACTGTTAGCCGGATCGGCTGCTCTACTAATCATCTCGTATAGACCAGGTTGATCGATCTCGCCGAGTCCTACATTTTCTGCATTAGCCCAAGTAGTCGTAGGGTCGTAGTTATACCATTGTAAAGCCGGAGCTACCTCAAACCATGAGTTAATAAGTAACTCATTGAGTATGTCGTATATCTGAGTGCCGTCCTCTGTTTTAGGCAAGGCATCCGGGAAAAGAGCTTTAGTTAATTTTGCTAACGATCCGACGGCCAAAATGCTACCGATCGTTATAAAGCCCACCTCCTCCGGCGATCGGACCGAAATACCAAAATCTGATACCGCGCCGCCAAACACGGGCACATAAGTACCTGAGCTATTCTTAAGCTCGAGAGTTAATACATCGGTTACATCGATATCAAAAGCCGTGTTATTTACGTTTACAATTTCCATACGGGCATAGCCGGCGTTGCATTGTAAATCGATATCATCGCGGCCGGTTGCCATCGTTACGCTTAGGACGTTTGTATAGACGGTCGTACCGACGGTTATACGCCACTCGGGCAACCATGTACTCATGCTACTAAGTAATCTCCGGAGCCTCGATTAACTGAGGTACCTCGGTAGCTCGATTGATTAAGAGTATCCTCAATAGCTCGAGCGATAGCCTCGGGATCCCCGATCCCTGTATTTACGTTAATAGTTACATTGGTATCTCGATCAAAAGCACCACCACGGGACAAACCACCATATGCTCCACCCTCGTTAGCTCTAAACTCACCGGCATTAAATGAATTTATAGCTCCACCCATAAAAGATTTAACTAGAGCATTAAAAGCGCCTGAGTCCTCGACGGTTTGGAAAGTGTCTGTAACTGTGTCGGCAAAATACTTAATAGCATCGGCAGCTTCTTTAGCCTTTACATCGGCGATAGTTGCAGGCGCTCCGCTTGGTGATCCCGGTGCTCCACCGACCGAGCCGGGAGTAGTACCCGTTACTCCTCCGACGGCTCCGCCTCCGGTGCCAATTCTGCCTAAAGCTGCGGCATATTCTTGTAAAGCTTTAAGTCGAGCATCATCGGCGGCTTTTTGTGCTTTAGCTACGCGATCGATCATCGCTAACTCCTCAGACTCACGGAGTTTATTAAGCGTTAAAGATGCGTTACTAGTCTTACTTAGCGAGGCTAATTTAGCGATCTCGGTTAGTTGGATCTGTACGCGCTCGCTATAACTCTCTTTAGCCGCTAACTCACCGGCTGCGGTAATAGCTGCATTGTATTTACCAAAAGCAATTTGCCGAGCGTTTTCTTTATCCGCTTCGGCCATCTTTGATTTATCGATCGCGGTAAGCTCGTTGAGTAATTGAGTGTTAAGAGCCTCAAGGGTTGCGTTACTAATTTGAGTAATACCGGCTAGTTTGGCCATGTCTGCATTTTTTTGCAGCGCCGCTAGCTCGTTAATTTTCTTAAGGGCTAAATCGCCGTTATCCTCCTCAATAGCCTGTAGGGCCTCGAGGCGTAGGATCGTCTCTTTATCGTAGGTAGCGCGTAAAGCTGCAGCGATAGATATGCGGTTAGTATCAAATACGGCCGCAGCCTTTGATAACGAAAGTTTATTTTTTTCTACTAGCGCTGCCTTTTTCTGTAGGGCTAATAACTCTTTAGCGCGCTTGGCTGCCGCGGCCTCTGCCGCAGCTCTTGCCTTAGCCTCTTTAACCGCTAAATCTGTCGAGCCGGATATAGTCATCGGTGTAGTAAACGGCTTAGGCTTTATCGCATCGGCTGCGCCTAAATCTTGTAAAAACTTTAAGTAGGAAATATTGTAAACATACTCCCAATCTTTAGAGTCAAAGCCCGGGATAGTTTTTAGTTTGGCCGCTAGTACGCCAATACCGCGGATAACGTCGGCCGTGCTTTTGGCCGCTTTCTCCATGTTAGCCGCTAAATTTTCTATGGACTTATCGTCGCCCAATTTAGAGAGCGCATCGACTATTCCCTTACCTATGATCTCTTGAGCATTACCGGCGGCTACCTTTAGTGCTTCCATCTTTCCGGCATAAGTCTCTAAACGTGCCGAATTCTGCCCGGAGAATTGCTTATTGAGTAACTCTTGTATCTCGGCAAAGCTCTTGCCTTGTAGCTCTGCCTTACTTAAACCTAAACGATACTTAGATAGGCTTTTAGTTTGCCCCACATATGCAGAGGATAAATCGCCGGCGACGGTAGCCACGTCCTCGCCGCTGCCTGCCGAAATATCTAACGCAAGAGCTAGTAACTTTTGAGACTTTTCTACCGATCCGGTCGTCGTGAGTAAGCTCTGAAAAGCCGGCCTTAAAACGTCATCGGATACGGCGGCCGTTTGCTCTAGATCGGATATAAATTTAGTAATCCGAGCGTTCTCGAAACCGAGTCCTAAGTTGGTCACGGTACGAGTTAATTTAGCTGCCGCCTTTTCATCCTCGGCAAAAGCCTTTACGGATGCTTTACCAAAAGCGGTAATAGCCGTAACGCTAAACGCGGCGGCAAAAACTTTAGCAAACTTTTTTACGCCTTTCTCAAAGCCGCCGATCTGTTTTTGGCCTTTAGCGAGTGCTTTACCATCAAAGGTAGCGACGGCATTTACAAATAAATCGGGTAACTTTGCCATTATGCGGCCTTGTCGTAACGGCCTTGATTAAAGGCTGCGATCGTATTTTGGATAGCCTGCACTACGGCCGCTTGTGCTTTACCTTGATCCTCGTACCATGCTCTAAAGATCATACGGCCACGGCTTGCACCATCGCCATATAGAGGGCCCATACGGTTAATAAAATTAGCACCGGCTCCGGGATTATTAGATTTACTTTTAGAGGATCCGCCCGGGTTTTTACGTCCGGCCGTCTCAAGAATAGCTCCACTAGCTGAGGCGTTAGCGATGATGTACTGAGAGCTCCATCCGTTTTTATTACGCTTGCTCGGAGATGCTGAGTAGTAAATACCCTTACGCACGACCTCGGCTTGATAAAGAGGAAAACGGCGTAAGCGGCCCTCATTATTAAAAGTACGAAAGGCAGAATTACGCGCCGTAATCTTTTTAGTATATGCGCCCTCATCCCAATTATAAAGGCCACCGGGCGCAGCGGTAGGCGCATACTCTCGAGCCTTATCGCGTATCGGGATCATGATGCCCTTGATCTCTTTATTCATTTCTTTTAGTAACTCGGGATCTATTTTACGGATCGCGCGTAGAGTTTCTTTAACGCCGTCTAACTTTACCGACATTTTTAGACTCCTCCGCTTGCTCGTTTAATACCTTCACTAACATCTTAAACATCTCGGCATCTAAGTCGAGTATCGCTTGAGGCGCGACCCCTAACCGTATTGATAGTTGCGCTACCAGATAGGTTAGAGTGCCGCGCCCTAGCTTAAAGGCTCGTCGTCTAGTACCTCGACCTTTTTAAGAGTATCTAAAAACTCGGCTCCAAACATCGGTACGGTTTCGCCGGATGTGCGTAAGCACTCCCACGCTAACCAGTAAACGTCGCTCTGTTTCTCGTCATCTCTAAAGGCTTTATGAAAACCTTTTTTTGCATATAACTCAAAGGCGTACTCAATTCGAGGCGAGATTTGATGCTCTGTTACCTCGCCGGTAGCCCTTGTTATTTTGAGTCGTGCCATTTGTTTAGCCCCTTTTCTTTGTTATCAGCTAGTAGTAATTACGATTGGTGAGTTACACGTAAACGTGATGCTCTGAGTACCGATATCTCCGACCGCGCCGTTAATATCTGTAGTGTTATTAACTAGGATTGTAGTTGAGTAAAGAGGGTTAGTAGCTGAGGTAGCCGCGCTAGTTTGCTTTAGCGTAATTGGTACGGTCGTACCCCACGCACTTTGTAGCGTTGCGTTTACGTTTGCCGCTGCGGTATCGCTCAAAAAGTCTAGAGAGATCGTAGAAGTCTCAAGGCCTTTCGTAAATTTTCTCGAGCTATCCCCCATTGCGGTAACTTCCAGCTCCTCAAATACCCGGTTAATTGTCGCGCTTGTAACGTGATCAGAGAGTGCAACCGAGTTAAGGGTTACGACTACTCCGTTTGATAGAAATACGGCCATCGCCTATTCCTCGCTTTTCTCTGTAGTAGGTGTATGTGTTTTTGTTTCTTTTTTTGGTGCTTCGGTGATCTGC